CGATGACTAACCATAAGAAATTCGGTGTGCGGGGTGCCCACACCCCATTTGATGTCCAGAGTGAGCCTGGGCGAAGACCAGTAGTAGTGCACAAAGTTACCCTGAAGAAAGGGGATCTCGTCACTCAACAATTGTTGAGAGAACGTCAGGAGCTACAAGGCTCCATTGATGCTATGCGCGAAGTTAATGCTGATCTGAAAGAGCAGGTGGCATCGAACCCACTTTGTCAATTGAGATCGGAGACGCAATGTCCCTCACGAGTTGACATTCCTTTCGATTTGCCAGCTATCAATCATGGATGTGACCGGTGGACGTCCTTTTTCGATATGGTATCCGGATGGGGTGATGCCCTTCAACCCATCATAACAGCGGAATACTGTGAGGAAGTGCAGGGTTTTATTAGCAAAGCCCGTGAGGTAATGGCTAGTAGTGTCGTGTATAAAGATCTGGGCCCTGCATTTACGGACGCAGAAGAAAAAGAGATGCCAGATATGCGACCTGCCGATCACTTATTGGCGCCACTGACACGTGGCTTGCCAAGAATTCATGTAGTACAACGCATCCAAGGTAGGACGCGGCGTACCATGGTTGTTTCAGCAACTGCTTTTCATGAACTGGTTTATCGGTTTCCCAGTGTCGAGAAAATCGAACCATCTGATGTGGCTTCAGTCATATCACGCATGCAAGGGTTGAACCTATGCAATGCGACATACAATGTACACACAGATGGGGAGGTAAGTCGTGACCTCTCGAGCTTGATTCATGACACAGCTGAGTACTTCCTGGCATGGCACTATCATAATGTGGAGGCAAATTTTCAAGATCCCTGGGGAAGCGAAGTGAGTCTCGCTTCACAACCCAGGGCATCTGGAAATGGCTTATCACAGCCCCGAAGCGACCATACGAGCCGGTTTCAAGGTTCGTTGGCTTCGGGTATGTCGTCGGTGAAGTCCCTTTGCCCGAGCTTAAGTCGTGTAAGCCCGATTTACGGGTTCGTGTGGTACATGATTTTATTAAGCCTCGTCGTCGTTTTATGCAGGTGGGTCTTGGTCCCGTGGTTAGTGGAGCCGCTCTTCCAATCTGCGATGATCGAGATGTTAGGAATAAGCTCGGGGCTGTCTGTAAGCGTATCGGCGCTGATGTGCCCGCGATGGATGAGAAACATGTTCGCCCGTTTCGCGCTTTCGTGCGCAACTGGGTTCGTGCGAACCTTGTTCCGCTCCATGCGGGAGACGTGCCAAGATTTGAGGAGTGGGTTGAAGGACTTGACCGCCCCGCTTCTTATAAAGCTCGGATGCGCAGGGACCACGAACGCTTAGTGGTCCTGCGCAAGAAACATGCCTTGGTGGGAGGCTTTATTAAGACTGAAACATACACCGATTGGAAGTATCCGCGCGGTATCCATCCGCGTGGTCGCAATGCAGACAAAACATTCTTAGGAGTGGTTGGTCCGGCATTGTCGGCGGTGGAAAAACGGCTCTATGCAACACCATGGTTCATTAAACATGTGCCAGTGGCTGATAGGCCGAAATGGATTGAAGGACGATTAGGCAACCGATGTACATATCCTTACACTTTGGTTGGTACAGACTATAGTTCCTTCGAAGCTTCATTTGTTCCTCGGCTATTAAATATTTGTGAGTGTGCTTTATATTCTTATATGTTACGTAACGCTAATTGTTACGATGTAATTAATGCATTATTGCATAATTTACCAGCACGGAATCACATCGCGTATAAGGGTTTACATGCCCAATTAAATGGTGTGAGAATGTCTGGTGATTATTGTACATCATTGGGTAATGGTTTTACTAATTTGATGGTTATGTTATATTTAGCGCATATAAATGGTTGGGATGCTGATGGCTTTGTGGAAGGAGATGACGGTCTCTTTTCAATCAAGGGCGGCATACCAACTGTAAAAGATTATGAACAGATGGGCTTTAATATTAAAATTGAGACTGGCAATGTCTTAGGTGAAATGGGATTTTGTCACCTATATTATGATAAGGACGTTCTTGACAATGTGATTAATCCAGGCGAAGTATTGTGTAAATTCGGCTGGAGTCATTCACAATGTCGGAAAGGGGGACCAGCAGTAAGAAGGAAACTACTACGTGCGAAGGCAGACTCGCTAGCTAGTAGTGTCCCTGGTGCACCCATTGTCAGCGCACTAGCACGTTACGTTCAACGTACCACGCCGAGTGGTGGGCATCTGTATATAGATGGCCGTACTCCGAACCGTTGGATGAGAGAGACTTATGCACGCGGGGTCGAGACTAAACCCGTGAGTTGGCAGAGTCGTGCTCTAGTACAGAAATTATTTAACGTGTCAGTGGGAGACCAAATCGAGATCGAAAAATACATTGACTCACTTTCGGTCATGGGTGAATTGCGACACCCATTAATCGATGGCCTCATGAAACCAGTTTGGAGGGAATATTGGCAGAAGTATGTAGTACGTTTGCCTGATGGCAAGGATGCTTCTCCAATATTCGGGTAGTGTCGCAGCCTGCCAGTGGAAGACAGCCACTTTAAAATAATAACTCCC